AATCTTTTTATTCATTAATCAGCCCTCAATAATACATTACTTATGCCGTAAACCAATCTATATCTTCTTTTGCTTCAACTGATTCGGCTCCATCATACTCATTGATTTTAAACTCAATGCCTTCAGGTACCCAAGCAACTTCTAAGTCCATCAGACCACCATCGTATATTTCAGGATACTTCAATGCCACATATGTTCGTAGTTCATCAAACTTTTCGTCCAATACAAATTGTGCTATAGCAGGTTCAAAAATAAGTTCAGGCATTGTAGGGTTCCAAGTGGACCATCCTGCACCAAATCCCGGGCTGTACAATACAGCAACCATTCCATCTCTAACCAATTTGTTCATTTTATCTCCAAGCGTTTACTAATCCAATTAAACAAGTAACTATTGCTACCACGTTCACTACTAATTGTGGATTGTTCTTCACACGTATTGTCCATGTTAAAAACATAATTGTACCTAATGTAAATGCTACAATGTTATAGGGATGTGCATCAGGTCCAATTGCATTACAGATATGGCCAACAATAATGAATACTGCACCAATCCATTGCAATATATCGTTTACTTTCATTCTACTCCAAAATGTTCTGACAACCATTGTCTTGTGTGGAAACGTGCTATCAATTGATGACCACCCGGATCTAAAACTTGAATACATTCCTTAACAATCAATTCGGCAAACTTTTCAATAGCCTGTTTATCATACTCATCCATTTCATCCCAGCACCCTTGTGCGGTTAGTCCTGAATGATACATCAAATCTTGAATTTTTTGATTCATTATTTTACTCCAAATGTGTTCAATGCTGGTTGTAATGTGTTAATCAATTCTGTCTCACGTGCATGAGCAGGACGCTTACCACGTACAACTTCCAATGTACCAAATATAAAACGTTCAGCACCATGCTCACGCAAGGCACGTGATAGACCCCAAGTTTTGTTCTCAGTCATGGCCCGTTGCATATGTTTTTGCATACGACGGACTAGTGTCTTACGAGCATTACCTGCAAAGCACATAGCAGTCAAACCAATGTAGTACTCCTGTGTTACTGTATCTTGAATATAGTATAACACTTGATTACGATCTGTTCTACGTTTACGGGCGATTTTTGAGTTCATGTTAGTATTGTACATGAAAACCCATTTATTGTCAAATATTGGCAAAAACCGCTAGAAGTGTATCAGTATGTATTCCTGAGTATTCTAGCGATTTTGAAGCTCCTGAGGGGGATAAATGAGTACTTTTGTTTGTTAAAACTGTAATACTTAAGTATTAGTGAATTACTTGGCCTACACTTGTGTTAAGCCACGTTTTAATTTCTTTACGTAATTCTTTTTCAGTATATCCCATTTCACCTAAACGGGCTATTAATGAAACAAATAATCCATGACTAGCGATACCATATATATAAGTATCATCGTCATTATCAAGTTCAAATTTATCTAATTGATTTAATAATACATCATTAATAAATTCTGATGCAATAATGGCACTATGTTCAAATTGCCACATTTCCGGATCTTCATCTTCTACTTCTTTAACTATTAATAGATTCTCTTTGCTCATTATTATTCTCCGAGTTATTATCTATATTTACTATCGGTGTATATTCATAATTAATTGTTTCTATATTCTCTCTAAAAACAATAGCTCCATTACGTAAATGGAATCTCCTAGCCATATTAGTTTTAGGACTTAATGTTACAAATCTAGTAACACTTGGATATTGTTCCTGAATGCCCTTAACCGCTCTATATAATAATTCGGCACCTTTACCGGCTTTATAACTCCATATTGTATAGAATACTGCGGTTGTTGGTACTTGTGTAGTATTATCTAAATCTTTTACATTTTCTGGAATAAAATCATGAAAACTAACACATACCATTGCATCCGGATTATCTTGTGATTCATCGGTTAATGCGGCAACTAATCGTCCATTACTAACTCTAAAATCGGCTGATATTTCAGGTCGCACTGGATCGTCTTTAATAAATTCTAATAGTTTGTGTGTGATATCTTTAATGAAGTGTAGCATTTTAGCCTTGGGTAATGTTATTCGTATTTAGCATAATTTTCAAAATATGCTATTATTTAGCGATTTTTTTTAACTACTAAATATTATTATGGAAAATACATTTGATACGCATGAATCCTTTTATCACGGATTGATTAAAAGCAAACTATGGTTATGTGAAGAATTAGAAACAGCTATATACCGTGAATGTGTTAGTAAGCCTTCATTACATATTTTAGGGTGTTGGGATAATCTATTAGCATTTATGTTACTTACCCGTAAACCTACATTCTATAATATAGTACATGGATATGATATAAATCCAGAAGCAATAAGTAATGCTAATAAAGTATGTGATATGTGGAAATATGAATCTCCTAAGGTACATAATCATGTGCAGGATGTGAACGATTATGATTTCAGTCTACATGCTAACGGTATTTTCATTAATTGCAGTATAGACCAAATGGATAATAATAACTGGTATAATTCTGTATCCAATGGAAGTTTAGTATGTATCCAGACTACTAATATGAAAGATCCAGACTTTCCTTGGTTTATTAAACAAACAATCGATAGTTTAGATGAATTAATTGATAAGTTTAACTTAAGTAATTTGTTATATTCCGGAGTAAAAAGTATCCAATATGAGACTACTGGCTATAAACGCTATATGATTATAGGAACCAAATGATTATAAAAGAATAAATACATATATGGATAATTATACGTATTTTTCACAATTATGCGAAAGCATAGTTTCAGAAGCCAGTACAGCTATGGCTGAATTTAATGGGCCGGGCGCACAGGAAATATTAAAACAACTACATTCTAAAGAAGCTTTTGGTCACGATATTCAACCTGAACCTGCAGTCAGACCCAAATGGACTGACCTCAAAGATAAACCAGGTACATGGTTGTTAATAGCCGGTAATAAAGGATTTGGTGCAGTAAGATTTATGGTATCCAATGATGCTTATCGTAGCAGGGCATCAAGGTCTGGTTCATATCAAATATTTGCTAGTAACGGTAAACCTGATCCTGATGAAGGAAATATGGTATATTCTTCCTTTGCAAACAATGTTACCGACGCTAATAGTTTGTTAAAAAAGATTGTAGGTGATGCTAGAAAATTTTACTTTATGGATAGTGAGTACTCTAAACAATTACGACAGGATCGTGCTAGTAATAAACCAGAGCCTGCAGGCTTTACTACTACAAATAAATTAACCAAACGATTCAAACCACTTTTTAAGAAAATACTAATTGCTTCTAAAGCTGATATTAATGGTGTTATTGCTAGTATGGCAAAAAATGATGCTCATCACAAAGTAGATAAGAAAATTGATCAGGTAAAATTAATTGATCAGGCAATTGAAGCTTTAGATAATGGTGCCATGACTGAATTACTTAATAGTGCTGTAAATAATAGTATAGTTTTAACAGCAAGATATTACTATCCAGAATTAACAGGTAATGTAACTAGTGGTTATAGATATCGTGATAGTAGTTTATCATCAGAAAAGAATGACGGTCCTACAAAAGTGTTGTCAGATATAGCTAACGGAGATAGACAGAAATTAAGTGCTGTTCTCGCTTATCTAAAAAGGAGTTTAGTATAATGAGAGCAATACACTTTTTAACAGAAGCCGATATTGGTACTAATATAATGAAAGATCCTAAGCTAGCAAAAATGTTAGCTATAGCTGTTAGACATGATAGAACATTCCCAAAAAATGAAATAGCAGATATGGGTCCAAGACCTACTGTTGCTGATTATGTTCAATCTTGGAGTAAATTAGTTAATCAAACACTATCTAAAAATGAATATGGTGATCTAAGTAAAGAAGGTAAGTTTGATAATTGGTTATTAAAACTATACATTAATCACGCTATAGATTATGAAGATTTGAATGGTGAAGGTGGTGACGCATTAGGTGCTTGGCAAGCATTACGTACACGTGGTTTATTAAAGAAGCCAGACCAAGATTTTAATAAATTTCCCAGCTTACGTTCATTACAACAGGCAATGGAAAAAGATGAGTATCGTAATACTCTAAGAAGAATCAAAGATGCTGAAGCATTAGAAAAGCATAAACGTAATAGAAAAGAAATTGTATTATTAGATAACGATAGATTTCATGTTATCATGCCATTAAACTATGGTGCTTGTTATACATTTAACAATCAAACAGGACACATGAGTAATTTCTGTACCGGTGGTTCTAGTGGATTAAATTGGTTTAATAATTATGCTCCTGACGGTCCTATCGTTAGTATTGTTGATAAACAAAACATTGATAATAAAAATGGAAAGTGGCAATTACATGCACCCACTAGTCAACTAGTAAACAGTACACAGGATCAAAGATATAATAGAGTTGGCGCCGATGCTGAGTTTGCTAAAAGATTTCCCGGTTTGATGAAAGAAATTGTTAAAGCTATACTTACAAAAGCAAGTGAAATAAAAACTGGTAGTAAAGAAATTAGCCCACCTGATGGATATGATATTAGAGAAGCGGCTAAACAAATAGTAGCAAAATTCCCTCAGAGTTACAAATCAGTACCGGGTGCGCCTGGAAAGAATATGTCACCCGATGACGATGAATTTGTAAATCAACCAGCTCAGCCGGAACCAACTCAACCAACTGCACAACCCACTGAACCAGAAGGCCCACGTATAAGTGATTGGAAAATTTATAATGCAGGAAGACAAGTTGCAACCGCATTAAATAAAACACAACAACAAGCTATGCAAGAATTAGAAAAATATGCTATAAAGAATAGAGTACCACGTGGTCGTATGTATCTACAAGATTATTCTAACAATCAAATAGTCAGATGATAGCCAAAAAAATAGACCCCGAAGGGTCTATTTTTATATTAATTTAGCCATTTGCGAAACTCATTAATGTGTGTATCTGTATTAAAAGCCGCATGTGAAGCATCATCAGTAACGATCTCCGTAACCCAATCTTTATTGAAAAAATTACGGCAACCCATCATATTCCGATATGTAGCTAGCCACATATCTCTTTTACTCAGTAGAACTATAGTTTTTTGATTGCGTTGTATATTCCAGAATCCAGCAACTCCGCAATCCATGCCGTGAACAATAACTCCTGTTACAGGCAATACCCAAGTTGTAGCTGTTCTCCCTCCTTCTGAATGACCAGAAACATAAATATTTTTATAGCCTTTAGAGAAGAGGTCTTTTACTAAAACTTCTGCTTCTTTCCTACGTATATCTATCCTTGATCTATCACCAGAATGTTTTTCTCTTCCGTGCAGTCCACCCGGACATCCTTCTGTTACACCTCGCCTACTTAGAAAATCTATAAAAATCACAGCGGCATCATGTTTTAAGTATTCATTTTTAATGTCATAGTCGTTATACCCAATCCCTGCACATCCGTGAAGATGTACAAATATTTTTGTATTTTTATCTACTTCACTTAATAACCTTTCATATCTATTGGTAGCGGTTTTATCAAAATAAATACTAATACGATCAAAGACTGATTCATTTAATGAATTGTCATAAACCTGATTGCTATTTGCAAATGTAGGTAATACTGACAATATAAAATATAGCATTATTTTTTTATATTGGTTAAACATTTATTACTTTCGTATTGTTAATATACTATAATTATAACACTACTTTTAATTTATGTCAAGTATCCTACATTGCGGGTCCATTACCGTTCTTAAATCCCACACTACCACCTTCTGCTTCAATGCGTTTAATAACATCTTCAAATAAGATAGGTCTATAGTCTGTATGTTCTACACATACACAGTGGTAACGAACATCAATATAATGTCTACTACCACGTGTTGTAAACTCATGTAATGTTTCAACGTGTTTCATTACACGATTAGCATGTAAGTGACCGTGAATGTTAACACCAAAACGTCCCAAAGATTCTTCATGTATTGGAATATGACTTAATATCATTCCATTCATTACGTGGTAAGCACGTAGTTCACGGAAGTGTTCTCTATACTCATCATCACGGAAGATATCATGGTTACCACGAATTAATACTTTGTCACCGTTCAAGCGACTCATAATCTTTAATGCTTTGCGATTGATAACAACATCACCCAAATGATATACTTTATCATTAGGTCGTACTGTTTCGTTCCATCGCTTAACCATTTCTTCATCCATTTCATCTGGATCAGTCCATGGGCGAAGTTTTGTAACACCGTCGTTACGTGTGAAATGACATACTCCGGCATGCCCGAAGTGTGTGTCACTTGTTAAAAATACTGCAGGCATAACATTCCTTTATCTGGCATCCCCCCAAGGATTCGAACCTTGACAAACGCTTTTGGAGAACGTTGTGCTGCCATTACACTAGGGAGATATTGTTTATAAATTTTTTCTAATACGTTTAAGATATTCTCGTCCAACAAGACCTTGTTCAATTTCTTCTAATGCAGTTACCATTGGTCCTGATTTAGTAGTAAGTAGTGAACGATGACCTCGCTTTAATTCTCTTACCCGCTGTGAGGCGATAAGAACTAAATCAAAACGATTACCGACCATGTTTGCGGCTTCTTCACTTGTATATCTTGCTCTGCTTTGTGACATATTTACCTTTATTAAGTTATGTTAGATTATATCAGTTCTTTGTAATATTGTCAAGCCGTTGTTGTGAGTGAATCTTTCTTTTAGAATCCAATTAGTATTTTCTAATAGGAATTCTTCTACAGCAGGCCATAGACCTCGTTTACGCATCATTTCCATTTGACCAGTTACTGGATTAATAAGCAAATCAGATCCACTTTCACCAAGTTCACCAAAAGTTGTAGTATCGTGTAGTATGATATATTTCTTTGCTTTATTAGCATGTAACTTAAATTCTTTTTTTAATTGGTCATACACATGCCATGTATCAATAAATAACAAATCTGTTGGTTCAATCTCTAATTGAGGGTTAGATGTGTCAGCAATAATGAATTCAAAATCTATGCCTTCATTCTTAGCGGCAATAGCGGCACCTTGTACCGGACATTGAACAATATCCATGCTCACTAAGCGTTTGGGGTTAGAAGCTAAAAAGGCCCAAGTACTAACTACACTTCTAACTCCCATTTCCGTGATATGTTCACATTCGCTTGCGTAGTTTTTAATTGTTTCCAGATGTTGGTTAATGTCACTTGGACTATTAACTCTTAGTTGAAATTGTTCTGTAATTGTTGTCATCTTTTAATCTTTCTAATTAATTTGTACCAATAGTATTTGAAACCACGGAACACGGTGATATCAAAACTAATTATGGGAGTAACTTCTTTTACAATGTGTCCGTATGCTCTATTAATTACATCTTCACTTTTGCTCATAATTACTCTTTTGTTTGGTGGGTCGTGAGAGGGTCGAACTCCCGACATTCGCCGTGTAAAGGCGCTACTCTACCACTGAGTTAACGATCCACATTCTATTTAACCACCTTGGGTACTATCTTTAACTTCTGATTGACTAGCAATTTGTTCAAATGCTTCATCTTCATTCTTTTGATCCTCAATAATTCTTGGATCAGGCTTGCGAAAGATATTATCCCAATTATTGTTGAAAGTTTTCAAATCAACACTATAAGGTCTTGGCAAGCTACCTTTACTCATTTGCTATCCTTACGAGAACCTGTACGTGAATTACTTCTTTCAATCTCTACATAACTACGAATAAAGTCACCACGCTTATGGTTGTCCATAATTTTTGCCGCGGCACGTTTAACTGTCTTTGAAACTTTCACTGCTTTCGCATCATATCCTCTGCATGTCATACTATTTCCTTTTTAAAAACATTGGTCGGAGTACAAGGATTCGAACCTTGGACCCCCTGGTCCCAAACCAGGTGCGCTACCAGACTGCGCCACACTCCGTAACTGGATGCGGGGGACGGATTCGCACCGCCGATCTTCAGGTTATGAGCCTGATGAGTTACTACTTCTCTACCCCGCGCTATCTTGGTGGAGGAGACAGGGATCGAACCTGCGACCTATTGCTTGCAAAGCAACCGCTCTCCCAACTGAGCTACACCCCCTAAAAAATTTTGGTGCCCTAGGTCGGACTCGAACCGACACATATTTCTACGCCAGAACCTAAATCTGGT